GGACGAAGCTGGGAAGCCTTGTCCTAAGTGCGGTTGCGCAAAGCCCAAGGTCTTTGTTCACGGACACTATCAGTGCGCCGACTGCAAGTGCATAGCTGACGGCGACTGCTGCCAAGGGACGATGGCCGATGGCTAAGGCTTACATTCCGAAAGATATTTTCGGAAATCCAATACCAGAGGATGCATTACTGGACGAGATCCGTAGTCGTCATGAAGGTAGACCCCCACCACAGTCAGAAACGCAGCGTCTGGTTTCCGAACTTGATTTAAGCTCGGAAGATCCAGAACTTTTACCAGAAAAAGAGCGGCACGAGAGCAGGCGTAAGTCCTTCGAGGAGAAAACGAAAAAGCTCTTTGATGATGGGAGAAAACGGGAGGGTCGTTTCAACCAAGAAATTGATGCGGGCATTACAAATGCTATCGTAGGGTCTAAGCAATTTAAAAACAATCCAGATGCTCTAGAAGTTGCAGAGAATATTGCGATGGATGTAATTCCACACGCGGCTTCAGCGCTTGCTACTGTAACAGACCCTATTTACGAGGACCGGTATAAGTATTGGAAAAGAGAGGTAAAACTAAAAAAGTATCAACTTTTAAAGGATTTACAGGATAAGTTTGATTTATCGCCGGAGACTTCAGAAGCAGTATCCATGGCTGTTTTGGGTTTAGTTCCGTTAATTTACAACGGCGAATTAGAAATTGATCGGCAACAATTTAATTTAGGACCTGTCACAGTCAGGGGCGCCGGTAAACTACACTTTGCGTATGAGAACCCCGAAGACGCTAGAGCGCAATATGACATTGAGGCTAGTACCCAGGATATTGCAGGATTGGGAGTGGACGCTGACGCAAGGATTAGAGGAACTAATTTAGAATTTGGCTATGACGCTGAAGCTACGGCACGAGATGTTGCGGGGTCGGGAGTGGATATTGCAGGAGGGTTTGGGGGAGATACTACTGAAATTAGAAGGGCGAATATTGGAGCTTCATACCGGGATGCAGAAAATAGATTCTTGGCTTCTATTGAAGCATCCGGGGATCCTACTAGGCTAGAATATGGCCGCGCCAAAGCGGAACTAGAAGCACGAGATCTTTTGGGTGCAGGAGAAAGAATTAATGTAGGAGTAACAGGTTATCCATTGCGTGAGCATCCATCCGCTAGATTTGATATAGACGCGGGTGTGCCATTGGGAAGAGGGCGCATTTCAGGACAAGCACGAGGAAATATAGAACAGGGTCCTACAGATGTGGGTTTTGATTATTTTTTACCAGTAGGAGAAACAGGTAGACTTATTGCCGGCGCATCCACAGATCCTCGGGATCCATATGGGAAACTAGCCGCAAATGTTAGATATAAAGCTAACTGGGATAAAGGCGGTATCGTTGATCTCCAAACTAATGAGACAGCCTCAGAAGTTCTAGCCCAATCCAACACAAAAACTCCGGATTTTATGGCGCCGGTACTTTCGTCCGATCCGCAACCTTTCCGAGAGGGCGGCATAGCCTCATTGCCTAACAACCCCGTCCTTGCCGGCCAACAGCACATGCTGGCCTATATCACCCCGGAAGAAGCTTCTAGACTCAGAGCGCAAGGTGGCGGCGTAACGCCAACCGGCGGCCAGTATCGCGGTCCTGGTGGGATTGCTAGTTTTTGGGTTGGATTTGGCGGTCCCACAGGCATGGGATCAACGAGTGGTAGTGCTGGTGGTACCCCTGGCGGTACTGGAGAAGGAGGTCACGGCAAGTACGGCCTTGGTGATCCTGCGGAGCCGCAGGTATCTGATGCGGTAGATGCTCATAATGCTGAACTGGCGCAGGCGGTGGCAGATGATGTTGCTGAAGTTACGACACAAATGCAAAAAGACCCACGATCTCTCGACTATTCTTTGAATGAATCCCTTGCATCTCTTCGTAGCTCACTCGCAGCGACAGGAATGGCACCCGGGGCCACTTCCAAAGCCAATTTATCCGCCTCTATAGGTGAGACAGACGCTCTCGGTAATACAACCTTGGGATTTATAGATACTAGAACAGGGAAGGAGTATTCAAAGTCGGATATTGATGCAATGTCCCTGGGCCAATTTAACGCCACCTTTACCGGAAACCCAGCTATTGGTACTATTGGTGATCCCGAATCTCCTCTTGGAATGGCTGTTCTGGGTTTAGGCACGACAGGACTTGGTATGCTAAGTCCCGCTTTATCATTACCCACAACGGCAATCAACGTAGCGTATGGATTGGCTAATCCCGACGACCCATCGTTGGGTTTTATGGGACTGGTTGAACAAGGCTATAAAGGGCTTTTTGGCGAAACACCGGGGGAGACGGCAGGAGACGTTAGCGAGGCAATTGGGCTTGGCAAGACGCCCTTTGCTGATGTCACAGGATATATTGGTGATGCCGCAGGAACCGTTGCCGAGTCCCTTGGTTTAAGCGATGCCTTCGGTACTCCTACCCCATCTACGGCCACTACTCCTAATGTTCCCGGAGGACCGGGATTTCCCGTAATGCAAATACCATCGGTAGAGATCGGATTACAAGTTCCACCAACAGCGGCTGAAGTTCTAACTGGACCTCTCCCCCATTATACGGCGGAACAATTAGCTGCTCAGACTGGCGTGACCGTAGCACAAGCTCAACAATATTTGAGCGGTCTACCTACTTAGCTGATCCCCACGTCTCTCCAAGACCTACATCAATCCTAGATGGGATGCGTAAGCCTGGGACGCAGTTCTCCATCAGATGCTTGATCTCTTTGACCTGATCATCTCCCTCAACCGAAAAGCATAACTCGTCATGAACGGTAAGCATGGGCCAATGTCCATGGTCCACGCACGCTTTCATAGCGGCTTTTGTCTGATCCGCACTTGAAGCTTGGATCAGTCTGTTAAGCGATTTATAGGTAAACGCGACCCTGTGTAGCGTTGGATTCTTAAACTGCCATTCTGTAGGACGCTCTTCCAAGGGCATCGCCATGATCTCCCGCCAATTCTGCTCGAGAGTATCGACATGTATGGGTTTGAAAAGTGTGTTGAAAGCGTTCTTTTCGCGCATCGGGAACCTGCATTTACGGCCCATTAAGGTCTGTATGACGGCTCTGTGCGATGCTACGCCCATCACAGCCGCCGCAAGATCAGCGATAAACGGCACTTTTTCATCATATTCCGCCCTTAGCGCCTTGGCTTCTTCAAATGGAATGTCTCCCAGTACGGATGCCAGCTTTTTAAGACCCATTCCATACATGATGCCTAAGTTTATTGTCTTGGCCCGTGGACGGTCGATATCGGCCAAATCTGCAACCATCTGATGGAAGTCAATATCATCAGAATGATAGAGTTCCACAATCTCTTGCACCTTTCTGTTGTCCTTTGTTGCCGGTGTCAGAGATGCATAATGCATTAGCCACCGTGGCTCTTGCGCACTGTAATCAAAGCTTCCCCATTGGCATCCCTCTTCTGGAAGAAATAAACCCCTTATCATTTCTTTGATCACAGGATGTCGAGCGGGAACTTGCTGCAAATTAGGATGGCTTGACGAGAAACGTCCGGACACAGTCCCACCGTCATCTGAGCGCAACTGGTTAAACTGGCAATGAATACGGCCATTGTGCTGATGGTGAAGAATGGTATCAACAAAGGTCGTATTGGCTTTGTTGAACTCTCTGATCTCAAGTACCTTCTTGGCAACCGGATGCTTATGGGTCTTGAGAAAATGCTTGGTAAACTTGGCGGCTGCTGTTTTGGATGTTTTCTCATATTTCAGTCCCAGTTTATCAAAAACCGCTTGTAAGCTCTTTGAGTTCCAAGGTTCGAGGTCAACCCCGGTTTCATCGCGAACTTCTTTGAGTAGAACATTCTCTTTCTTGGTGAGAATATCCTTCACTTCATTAGCTTTTTCCACATCCACCCTTACTCCACGGCGCCGCATCTCAAATACGATAGGCAAAAGGGAAAGCTCCATCTCCAATATTTCTGAGCATCCGTCATCCAACAGCTTCTTATGGAGGACATCCCATAATCCGAATGTCAGACGTGCATCTGTTTCCGCGTATAGAGCTACTCGTGCCGCCGGCAGCTTCCACATCTCTGCCTTGGCATCCACACCATGCTGGCCTGCGGCTCGCCTTAGATCTTGTTCCTGCTTGCGCTCTCCGAGATACGTGGCAGATAAGGCGTTAAGGGAATAGCTGAACCTGTTTTCATCCAGTAGCGGCGCCGCGATCATCGTGTCGAGTATGCGGCCTTTTATTTCTATTCCCTCCGTCAAAAGCCATCCAAGGTCGTACTGCGCATTATGGAAGACGACATCCATGCCATGCTTCAATTGATCCTTGATCCAACGGACGACCAAATCCTTGGCCATGTTGCCGCGGCCCCAGTGTCCGATAGGGAGATAGGAATGCCAATCCTGTGCGGCGACAGCAATGCCAATGAGTTCACCATCCCCCCTTGCCCAACCAGGGCCTAAAGTTTTTAGGTTGGTGTCTCGCGTTTCCACATCTATGGCTATGACCTTTTCAGAAGAAAGGTCTGGGAGAGAATCTGGCGGCGTCCAAATCGTCTCGTCAAATAAATCTTCCATATCTAGATATGTTTCCAAGTGTCGCGGTTTATTATCGCGCTGAGATTTCCCTTTGAGATTTTGTATTTTTCGCGGATGAAAGAATAACTTTTCCCGCTATTTTTCAGAGCCCTCATGTCCAAAACTTCTTCTGCCGTGAATTTGCGGTGGCCAGACATATGGCGACCATGACGCACCTTGTCCGCTGTGTTCTCTGCGGGCGTAGCCCAGCGCAAGTTGGTGTAGTGGTTGTTGATTGGATCACCGTCCCAATGGGCGCATTGGTGCGAGGGGGTTGGTTGTGGTCCAAGGAACGCGGCCAAAACCAAACGGTGAGCATAGAAGGTTACGCCTCTACCGTCGATATTAATTTTGTAGATTCGATATCCCCCCTTACCAATCCGGCCTTTCAGAATTTTCCCGGCCAACAGGTTGGATTTATTTTTCAATAGCCGGAGGTCGCCACATTCAGACACCTCGTAATCCGGAATAATTGATCCCCGCCACTCCATTCCTTATGTCCTATTCCTATGAGCTACGAGCAATGCCCATAGTGCCATGTAGGCCGCGCCGTCGATGCAATCGTCCTCGTTGAACTCACCAACCTCGTCTCTGGCGACTTTCAGAAGTGCCATGCACAAAGCCACTTTGTCAGCGGTTACCGGTCCGTTTTTAAGTACGGGCGTCCACAGTTCCGCCACACGCTCATGCAGATCCACAAAGTTGCCATGAGACTTTGCTCTGGGTCCGTTGAGGAGATTTCCTATTGTCTTCAGTAAAGAATCTATTGTCATACACCGCACATACCTTCGCAATCTTCATTAAACAGATCGCCTTGGCCCAATTCTCTAAGTGTTCGCAAATCCACCTCTTCGAGAGGCTTTTTTGAATGATGCATAAACTGCTTTTCTTCTCTGATGTCGCGTATTGCCCTATCAACTTCAATGGCATCTTTCCAGCTTGTCTTATCGCGTTGCGTATCGCGCCAATGCGCATCGCCTTTTAAAGGACATCCTATGCAGGCGGATTTCACTAAACCAGGGTGCTTTGGGTATTCTCGATCAAACCACTGATGGCAATCGTTTCTGTTCATTTCTTTATCTATCAACGGCCAAATGTTTTTCATGTATTTGACCTGAGACTCTTTCATTCGCCAAACTTCATCGAGACTAATGCCTAACCACATCTTGATCATGCCAGCGGCTAACTCCCGTCCATGGGTCACGCCTGCAAGTTCTTTAACTTTGTCACGAATGGGGTTGAGCTTGAAAACTTTCGTACATTGCCGACGCCCGATTCCCTTAGAGGTGTGCCAAGGGATATCGCTGTAACCCGGCTTCAAAACCTTTTCACGGATACTTCCAGCCGTTACTCTGTACACAGGAAATGGAAGCTGGGACTCTAGCCAATCTAGGTGCTCATATACAGCTTCTGGTTCCCATTGCGTGTCGGCAAATATCGCGCAGTCAGGCATTGGCGTTATCTGACCTTTAGCTGACATCAACGCCATAACGGAACTTTGAACACCAGCCCCAAGACTGATTATGTTCATTTTTTGTTTATCTGTTGTCATAAGTCGTAATACTGCCTGGTCATAGGTGCCATAACATGGAGCTCTTTCTTTGCCCGTGTGACCGCGACATAAAACACCCTATGCTCCACATTCCCACCTCTCTTCAACTTTCCCGCCGCCGCATAAGAGAGATCAGGAACAACTAGTATATTGTCACACTCGCCGCCCTTCATGCCGTGGATCGTACTGAGATTTATACGGGGATGCTTTACATTTTCACCGCGCTTGAGAGCGTTAAGGACATATGTCTTAGTTTCAAGATCAATCTTATCCAAAGCCTCGTGCCATCTCAATTCTTTATCCCGTAGCAACCCCAGCGTACCCATAGCTTCATCCATCGTGATCAAATCATCCTCAGTCAACGCTTGAAGGTTCTTGGACCGTGGTCCATAGCCCTTCTCGTAAGCGTTGTTCATATAGGAATAGACGTTGCGGATCTGCGGGCCAGATAAGGGTTCTCCCTTAGTCCATGTCTCCCAATCCATCATCGCGTCGTAGGTCTTTGGTGCAATGCTTGGATGGCCTTTTCGGCTATATACAAAACCCTCCTCCCGCAAACTCTTGGCGTATGCCGATACCAGCCGATTGGTTCGAGCCATGATCGTCCAGTTTCCAGAGTGCAGAGGGACATCCAATATATTTTGGTGCCACTGGGTACGACCTTCTTGGTCTGTGGGATTCCAGACTTTTGGTTCCCGGCCCTCGATCCTACGGACTATGGTCTGCGCTTCCTTCCATATCAATCGAGGTACTCTGTAGGATTGGTGCAGAACTATCTTATTAGGCGATGCGTTCTGGAACGCTTGCACATCCGCACCCTGAAAATCCATGATGGCTTGATCGTCATCCCCAACAAAAACCACGATTCTTGGTTGTTTCTGTAAGATATTAACCATCTCCCATTGCAGGGTGGAGAGATCCTGGGCCTCGTCAACGAACAGAGCATCAATGTCCAAGGGCATTGCGCGTTCTACGAACTGCTCAATCATGTCCGTAAAGTCTATCTTGTGTCTGACGCGCTTGAAATCCTCATAGGCGTTTACGAGACGCTTGAGTACAGACCACGACATGTCAGGGTGAGCGTGTTTTGCAAAAGTTTCCTCAAGCGATAGCCTCTTATTGCGCGCCAGATAATAAACGCCGAGAAGCTGATCCCCTTCCGCCAAACCTACTTGATCAAAATCGCTCTCTGCCCTGTTGCTCTTGCTCTTCCCAAATATAAGACCAATTTGGTCCCCTATCTCTTTTAGATCACTTGATCGAATAACATCCTTGGTCGTAAACCCTCCTTCCCGAAACGCTATGGAGTGAAGCGTTTGGAAATTAGTGAGGGAGTCTTCCTCTATCCCCCAGTCCCTGCACACACGTTGCCGGCTTTCCGCTGCGGCTTTCCGGGTAAACGACACGCAAGCAATGCGCTCTGGAGGAATTCCGTCCTCGATACAGTTTCGTACCAGGTTGGAGACGGTTTGCGTTTTACCGCAGCCGGGTGGTCCCATGTATGTTGTGGTTTCAGTCAGAACGGAACATCCTCTGGCTCGAAAGTAACGCCAGGAAGTTCCACATCCCCGCGTTTCATCTCTGGAACAAACCACACTCGGATAGCTATTTGTTTACCCTGATCATCCATGAACGAATACCTCTTGTCGGATATCTTGCCACTGTTCAGTTCCTTGAGCCGCTCCGTTATCTGTCCGCGTGTATAGACCAAAAAATTACTGCGTTTCAAAAACTCCTGTAGGGCGCCGAGTTTGAAATACGTAATGCCGTCCTCTGTCCAAGGCTTGCCCGTGATCAACTCCTCCGGGCTGTGCGCTTGGAATCTTCCCGCACAGAATTGTTCCAGTAGTTCCAAGAACTGTCCCTTCTGTGTTAACTCCTCCGGGACCGAAATGCGTGTGGCATTGCTCAGTATGGCATCTATAAGGTCGCGCCAATCCGCGTCCTTCATTTTTGGCGGCATCTTGTATATCTGCTCCATGCACGCACGTTGAAACTCTACTTGCATCTGTAGCTGCTTGGTTGATAACTCCAAGCGTATTCCATCCACATCCACAAACCACACAGGCGGCTCAGACTCCACTACAGTCAATCCGCTCAACGTAGGAGCCTGATAGTAGTTGCCGATACCGTATTTTCTCGTCTTGCAAAGCGATTTGTTACAGTGGGAATGCAAGGGTTCTTGCTTGCAAGTGTAGTAGTAATCTTTCTTCTCAAGTTGATCCTGTATTGCGACAACTTCTTTGGCGGGCAGTGACGGTGAGCAGTATTCTTGGTTATGCTTCTCAAGAAGATGCTTCCAGTTCTCTGGGTCCGCGAGCCTGTAATAAATTCCTACGTTCAAAAGCGTGGTGTTTCTGCCGCCCTCTGGAATACCCAATTCTGTCATTTGCTGTAGACAAGGTGGCCCGTGTGGAAGAACTGTCTCCTCGCCTCCAATAGAGACAGAGGAAAGATCTTTGGCAGATATCCTTGCACTTTCCGCCTTATCTAAAAACTCATCAAGGCTCAGACTGCCGTTGTTCTCCGACAGTGCATAACGTGTCGTGTATTCGCCGAAGTACGGTAAATTAATAAAGCTGCCGACATCCCCCCGATCTGCGAGGAGTATTTCTTGCTTAGGGAATATCTCGCACGTACCCCAACCAAGCGCCGCTGCAAATTCCGACAGTTTATCGCGCATCTCCGATGCCGCGATCTTCTCAGACATGAACAGGAATAAATGAGCGCCGCCTGATTTGGACCGGCATGTAATAAGGGGAAGTTTCAGTCTAATTACTTTGGAATAAAGAGCCGCAAGGTCTAAATCATAATCATCAATATCGAGGACTCCAAACGAACACATGCTCGTTTGGTCGATAGGAATAGACCCTATGCTGCGCCTGCCGTCGAGGTGCTCACGCACAACCTCTGCGGTCAGCGGCTCATGGATATATGTTCCCTTCGCCTCTTGTTTGCCATTCTGGCGCCGTTGCGCCAGCAGAAATGTTTGCCCGTACACTCCTGTATGACCTTCAAAAAGATCAAAGAAACGCTTCTCTTGCGTACCCATAGCAAAGGAATCCCCCGCATTACACGAGGGATCGATCCTTTTCTAGAACGGTATGCTGTCGTCAGGATCTGGAGTGACGATCAATTGCTCAGGAGGAGGCGCAATCCTCAATTCTCCACGGCCAATCGTGCCATACATCTCCTTGGCTTCTGTGTAGACCTCCATTGATGGAACCGGCCCTTCGAGAGATATCGACCATGAATGCCATGATCCTCGGTCATTGTCTTCCTCAACCGACTTCAGACGATACATATTAGCAAAGCTGGGTAATGTCGCACCGTTATGCTTCTGCATCGTCATCATGCTCAACCAAAGACGGGACTTTTTCAGTTGCGTCTTCTTCATGTCCAGCATCGCGCTTTCCAGAGATCCATCCTCATGCACGATTTTTACATAATGCATGGCCGTCCGAACCAGTTCGTTACCATTCTCTAGGATTTCCATGCCGACATCCTTGTCCCGCACGGCCTTGCGCACTTCTTCAGAGGCGGCAGCTAACTCCCGAACGAAACCTCCACCTTGGGATCTCGGAACCCATTCATTCAACTTATGTTGGAAATGTACTGGGATGACAACCACTCCCTTATCCCCGACCCAGTACTGCTTGGTGACCGTGTTGAAGATATCCCCCTGAGATGCGCCTTCTATGAAAAGAAGCGGCTCCTTTTTCTTCAACTGAGGAGATAATGCTTGAATGATTCGGAGGAAGGGAATCTGAACGTCAGATTGAGTAACGTCCTCAAACCCGGCCCCGCTGTCTTCGGCAAACGCCTTCTCTAGTACTCCATTTGTTTTAGCCATCGTTCATGATCCTTTCGTGATCTTTGCTTTCGTTCCAAGGTACGCGTTAAACATTTCAAGATCGATCTTCTGAGAGTTCTCTACTCGTTCATGTATCAATTTTCTTAGGGTCGACGGTTCCACCCACGTCTTAGATGTGGTCTGGTATCCCTGCTCATCCAAGTCAGCTTGAAGCGACTTCGCGATATTATGCTGGGTCACACCAAATCTTATTACAACATCGTTCTTGATAAAATCAGAACACCCGATATCCGACAGATGCTGTAAGGCCGCTGCCTTTTGCAGTGGATCTTTTGGCATCGTTCCAGATACAAAAGTAGATAGGCTAATTTTATTGCCATCCACTTCTACCTTATCGAGTCCGATCTCCCGCATTTGACTAGGTATCAAATCAAACAAATACCTATCGCGACTTTTCTTCAACTCACTGAGATGGGACTCAAAACCGGAAATTTCCTTATTAATCCCATTTACGGTACGGATCAGGCCAGAGAGTTCTGTCCCAGCTTCCTTGGTCAATCCATCAAAGGCCGATGCATCAGCGGTTATTTCTTTCCAAACATCACTCATCAACGTACTCCCTCGTCAGGTTTCAAATTCTCCAATTCCGCCGCGTATCGTAATCTGGACAGGATAATAGGTTTTCTCTCTCTTATCCCATTTCAGAAGATTGACACGTCCAGAGTTGGACTCCGCAGCTATTGCGAAGGCTATGCCTATAATGGCCGGATCTCCCAACGCCAACAGCCAATCCTCATCATCGTAATGACGAAGCTTGCGCCGCAACTGGGAAACAATGCGCCCAGGATTCAAATGAACCTGGTCAAAGGGAGATGTGAGAGGATCAAGATGGCCCCAATCTCTCGCCGAGAGGGTATCTACTTTGGGGTTCTCTTGTGTGATAAAGACGGTGCCGGCCACTCGCTTTCTCCTTTCTCTCTGAAGTTATAAAGCAGATGATTTCCCATTGCAATATATTTTTCATGGGATATACTCGCCCCGTGGTTCATGGCCTTGAAGAGGTATAGTGCTGGAAATCGAGGCCACGCAATCGATAAGTTGTCTCAACTGCGGCGAGAGGTGGAACATCCCGAAAGGAGATGCCGAAGAGGACGACTTCCTAAACTGTTGTCCTAATTGCACCCCCGAGGCTTGGGATGCAGATCCCTCCAATAACCAAGGAACTGCCTAATGTCTAACTGGATCCCCATCGCCCGCTGCGAACGCCCACCAATGCGTGACCAAGACCACCGGATAATATGGGAACAATTGAGCAATTTAACCTTACCGAAGATTGAAGATTTGCACCAAAAACACCACTTGCTCGTCGCTTCCCGGTTTGAGGAAGACCACAGAATTCTAGTGGGGGCGCCCCTGGCGACAGATCTCGTAATCAGGCCGCTTAAGAGAGAAGCGTCATAAAATATCAATTCAAGACCACGCCATACCAGCACCAGGAAGACGCTCTCGAAGCTTCCTGGAACAAGAGGGTATGGGCTTATTTCATGGAGATGGGTACAGGCAAAAGTAAAGTCTGCATCGACAATGTCGCATTGCTCTATGAGCGAAAAGAGATAGATGCTTTTGTGATCGTGGCGCCCAAAGGGGTTTACAGAAACTGGGCGCGTCTGGAAATACCAGCCCATATGCCAGATCGTGCCAAATATGACATGGTTGTATGGACACCCTCTCCAACAAAGAAGCGCAAGCAAGAGCTGCTTGAAATACTGGAACCATCCGAAAGCCTAAAAATATTCATCATGAATGTCGAAGCGCTTTCGACATCGAAAGGCCGACGCTTCCTCACCACCTTCTTGGATCATTCTAGATCCCTCTTGACCGTGGATGAATCGACAGCAATAAAGTCCCCCAAGGCGCGCCGCACTAAAGCTTTGATCAGCTTGGCACCGCTTGCACAGTACAGACGCATCCTGACTGGCTTTCCCGTAACCCAAAGCCCCATGGACCTGTGGGCGCAATGC